TGCGGACAAAAATTGTAGATGCTGCATGATATGCGCAAGAATGTTGCCTTGCAGAGCGGGATTAGTTTTCACCACCTCCGTCATGAACAATGCCCTGTGAGCTTCAACATGAGCGCGATGGTTTTGGGGTGCGAACGCGATCTGAGGCTGACCAACCAGTAAACCGCTGTTTTCGATTCCAGCATCTAAAGGTGACGGCGGTGGTGGCTCTTGAGGCGGTTGTATCAAACTCTCAACATCATCCACACCTAATGCCGAATACATACGGCGGTAAGCCTCATAGATACCTTGAGGGCCATGGATGTCAGGGTTGCTCTGAACCATCGTCAGCAATTCTTGAGCCATCGTTATCCGCTGACTTTGGCTGAAGATGTTTGGGTCAGATACTGGGATGATGTCTATTCGCGCATCAAAGTCTGCCACCTTGAAATCTTCCGCTCCCACTCCTGGGCGGTACGGATAAACTGGCGGTAAGTATTCTGCAAACACTTGCGCAAGCAGTTGAAACTCTAATTTTTGCGAGTGGTGCAGCCGTTTATGGATCGCACTCATTACCTTTGTGCCGCGCTCAAGCAGAGCGACGGTGGTGCCAACAGGCATCGCTTGGTTCATGTCGGCTACGTTCGTATCGGCTATCGCCGCAAAACGCTTGCCGCTCTCAACCAATGTACCCAAAAGAGTCATCAAAACCGTTGAAGGCTCTTTGATAGGCAAGGGAATGAGGTTTTCTTTGAGTGACGCCCCAGTGGTGTCTATATCTCTGAACTCACCGGGTTGAAGCGGTTCGTCTTCATCGCGGATTCTCATTCCTCTAGCTTTGAATCCTGCTGGTAAGTTCGCCAGAGTTCCAGCGTCTATAAGCTGCCGTAAAAGGCTGGTGCTGGCCTTTGCCAAACCCCCAATCATGTGACTCAATCCGAGCCCATAAAATCCTAAGCCCGGCAGAAATTTATACTGCACGAAATAATTTACTTTGCGCTTGAAGGGATCTTGTTCACGATAGTTCCGACGAATAGCCAACACTTGCCGTGAACTGTCATCTATAGTGACGATGTAAGGCAGTTTCAGACCAGTGGGTTGCCCATCTTCACCCAAATCCTCAAACCCTGGCAGATCCAAAACTGTGTGAACTTCGTAGATGAGATGGTCACGATCACTGTCGTAGCTTGGCGACATACCTTCTATTTCATCTATCTGTTCATCTATTTCGTCACGCTTGATGTACGCACCACCATCTTTGATGTCTACGTCTGCGTAAAAACCCGCTAATTGTTGTTTGCGAATCTCATTACGCGACATCGCTATTACTTGAGTGACACGCTCTGCTGTATGCAAGTCGCTTGACTCATAAGGAACGATTAGGTCTTGTGGCTCTACGAACGAAGAAACTGCTGATCGCGTCACAGTGTCGAAGTGAACTTTCTTGAATGCAGATCCGGCAAGCGGTAAGTAGAACAGCAACATATCTAATTCATCGCTGTAACCCGGGATTTCATTCATGATGTAATAATTCATGAATTCTTGAACGCGATCTGCTTGCGCTTCTACATCTGGAGTACGCGCACCTATGATCTCTGTTTTTACTGGCCCTCTAGCGGGGAGTAGCTCTTTGAAGGCTTGGGCTTGGAACTGCGTTGTGGCCTCGGCTAACAGCGGGTGCATTACTCCTGTTGACCCATCAAAAGGCTGAGATCTGGTTTCTTCAAACCGCATTCCCAAGTACTTCAACCCATCAACGTAGGTCTTCTCCCAATCAGAACGCGACTCCCTATCGGCTTGGATTGAGCTTAGTATTGAGCTAGACAGCTTGCCCAGTTCAAATGCGTCAAGCTCTTCCACTAAGTTGTCATCAAATGCAAGGCCGGAAGCTGGCTGTTCTGCATCTATTTCTTCATCGACAAACAGAGCTTCTTCTGTGACTAGAATTTGAGCGGCTTCACGAATCTGATCTTCGCGTGTGGGCTCTGGAATGATTTCAATGATATTCCCGGTGTCTACAACGTTGGGATCGTCCTCTGTCCCTAAAGGTTTTTTCTCTATTGCCATCAGTAGTACACCTGTCTGTTTCGTTTCAACGGCTCAAGCGTATCGTTATAATCGTCAGCTAGAGCTAGAAACCCTCCTTGACGGAATCGCATAAGAGCCATAGTTGCGCTGTCGCAATAGTCATCGTGATCGCCATAAGGGAACGCAGCCATTTCTTCAACGACTTCTTCGCTGAAATCAGTGTCTGGAGCCCAGACCATTCCTGATTCAAAAATTGGGGCTACGCTATTCATCCGCGCAATCTTATCTTGACCTCGACTTGGTGTATAGGCAGTTACAGGTATGCCCATACGCCGCAATTCTTGTGTCAATGGTGTGCCGGATGCTTTTGCTTCTATCAAAACGCAGTCCGGTTCCCAATACTTGTATTCTTCCCAACTTAATTTTTTAAGCTCTGGGAAGTCCAAACGCACCCTTTTGGCATCTAGCAGAATGATGTTTTCTACGCCATCAGCCTCATTCGTGAAAACCGCCCAGGTCGTTATGGCAGAATAGTCGGCGGTTTCTTTCTTGCTAAAAGCTGTGTCGTAGCTCTGAATAACGTAGGAATATGCGGGTACGTCGCCTTCCCACTTGCCCCACCATTCGCGTTTGACTATTGAGCCTTCCTCCGCTGTCGGATCTTGCATCCACTGGGAGTTCCACTTACTGATGGGTAGTGCGTCTTTGACGCCTAAGAGCTCTTCTTTGTTCCAAAACTCTGGCCAAAGCGGCTCATCAGACTCAGGCATGATCGCTGGGAACTCAACAAGATCCCACTTGTCAGAAAAATCTCCGTCTTGTTTTTTCAAAACGCGGCCAACCAAATCTTTGGTACTCCAGCGCGTCATTACGATGACGATGATGCCTCCGGGCTGCAAACGCTGTCGCGGCCCTGACGTATACCAATCATAAATGGAGTCCATCGCTGTCGGAGAAAGCGCGTCTTGCTCAGATACCGGATCATCAATGATTAGCAAGTCGGCACCGCGTCCAGTGATCGCACCACCAACACCAGAGTAAAAAGATTCACCGCCTTGATTGGTAGTCCATCGACCAGCAGATTTATTGTCCGCCTCTAGCTTCAGCTTTGGGAATACCGATTGGTACTCTTCAGAGTCGATAATGTTTCGCACTCTGCGTCCGAATCGAACGGCCAGTTCTGCGGTGTGAGTGCTTTGTATGATTTTAAGATTGCCACGAAGGCCCATCATCCACGCTGGGAAATAGGTTGAGGCAAACTCAGATTTCGTGTGTCGAGGGGGCAAACACACGATCAACCGTTTTAGTTTGCCTTCGGCAATCTTATTGAACTTCTCACCAATTATCTTGTGATGACGGCCTTCGATAAAATCTGGCCATTGGCTTTTCACAAAAGAGATAAAGTCCGATTGGCAGGATTCTTGCTTTTCTAGTTGGTTGTACTTATTAAGAAGCGCAATCGCCTCGTTCTTATCTTGATCCGATAAAAGATCAAAATCTTTGAGGGCGTGTTCAGACATAACTGCCTTTACGAATCATTTGGGTGACTGTGTATGCGCGTCTACCGACTTGTTCGCTCCAGCGCGAATCCATGAATTCGTTGGCGGCTTTTTCGTAGTCTTCGTCAGCCATAGCCTTCAACGCCTTTTTGAACTTTCTTAGGCGTGTTGCACCAAGATTGAATGAAATGTCTATCATGGCGTCCTGGCGCGCTGGTACAAGATCATCAAACCACTCGTATTCATCACCTAACTCCACCCGAACGCGGTCAATATCGTTTTTCAAGAGATATTCTATTTCGTCTTGGCTTAGGCCTAATCCGTCCACTGGATCTACGTTGCGGCCGACGCCAATTGTGATCTTATTCGCGCTGCATTGGTAAGCGTGAGTCTCCACACCTTCGTGCATTTTTAGCATATTGATAAGTCTGTCGGACATTTACTTCTCCCTGCTGACGCCTCTAGTCTTCTCATAGCTTCTCATAGCGCCTAAACCGAGCATCCCAGTCATAGTGGTCATCAATAACGATGGGTCTATTTCTGGAACCTCTACCCAAATGCCAGCGATGGGTGCGATCAATACATGGTACAAAAGACCCAGACTACAGCACCAACCGATCGAGGGACGCCACCCGGCAACGAACAGCGACTTGTGTGCAGCCTCTACTTTGTTGATCTCCATTTGACCCTTGGCAAGTTCAGCGGCATGGCGCTCCGCAAGAGTGCTTAACTCAAAGGCGATTCGGTTCTTTTCGTCTTTGTCTTCAATAACTTTGTCGAGCAAAGAGGTAGCTGGGCCTATAAGAGATCCAAGTATGCTCATCAAGCCACCTTAAACAGAAAGTTGAAGCAGCGGGGGCATAGTGTTGTGGCTCCGTAGTGCACGAAGTGCATTACATGACCTTTCTTTTTGCACCGAGCGCAACGTAGCTCCGTCCTTTTCTCATCACTCATCGTCCTCGTGCCATATACGCTGTAGCGCCGAAGTATAGTCCTACAATACTGGCCTGACTCAAAAACAACATATCGCTCAAAGAAGCCAAAGTGGACAGGCGAGACTCAGGTATGAAGGGCAGAAGTGGTAATAAAGCGAAAACCACCATACTAGAAAGACTAAC